GCCAACCACAATCAGGACACATTATCCCACAATAGCTACCAACTGCAGGAACAGGTAAAGAATTGAAGCATTGCTCACAGGTTATTATCTTCATATTCTTCATCTATATTTTTCTTTATCTTTTTAAATTCTCTTGAACAACAACTATTGCATAGTTCATAAACATTTTTTGTTATAGGAGTCCTCCAAATATACTTAGCTCCATATTTATGCTGAGTGCATTGGTGACATTTAAAACTCTCTTTATTACCTATTTTTATTATCTCTTTCATATAAGCTCCAAAATACAACCACTAGAGGATAGGCTAGAAAGGTCTAAAGACACCTATCCCCTCTCTTGTGGTCATAAGGTTGCCTAGATTGGCTCAACTAGACACGCTACAAATTAAAATGGTATATCTGAGTCATCTAGTATAGCTTCTAATGCACTATTAACTGTAGTTATAGTTGAGTCAGGATAAAACTTTGCAAATGATGTCATAACAGAATTATCTAATTCATTCTTAGTAGTATTAGGTCTAGCAAAATAATCAAATACACTTACTGTATCATTACCATTAACTGAAGCGGCGGCATTAATTAAACTAAACTTAAAATACTCGTCATCATAACCTTGTAATCTAGGAGCACCAGTAGATGTATATGCTGTATTATTCCATAAGTCTAACACTCTAGCCGCAATAGCCTTTTTTTCAGCAGGTGATCTGTTTTCAAACATAGAAAGATTTAAAAAATTATCTGCCTTAAATAAATCATGTGCAAACTTAGGTACAACATTTCTACTCATAACTTTACTAACAACAGCACTATATGTAGAAGCATCTAAATCAAAGAAGTTAGTTGAGTTTATTTCTCTACCAAACTCATTATTCAAACTTAAATTTAATTTTTCTCTTGTATCTTTTGTATTTTCTAAAATAGAATTTGAGTTATATATAGAGCCAACACTATAATCTAACTCCATAGCTTTCATTAATTTACTTGCATCACCTGATCTATTACTAATTTCTCTAGTAATAATACCCATATCTGTTCTTGAAAGATTAAGTTGTTCTTTTAAGTCATATACTTTTTGTAAATCACTTAACTTTACTGCACCATTTGATATATCAATAATTGTATTAATAAGTTTTTGTGATGGTCTGCGACTTTGCATCAACTGTTCAATACCTTTTATTGCTGTACCATTCTCACCGAGTTTGTCTACAACTTGTCTAATAGTACCAAGTGCAAGACTTCTTCGTAATTCAGCTTCAAGATCTGCGGCTTTTGGTGCTTTGATATGACCATCTTGAACTAAAGAATTTATTTTATTAGTTATATCTAGTACTGTTTCATCAATACCTTTTTGCATTTCTGCTAACACTTCAGGTCCATCAACTTCAGAAAATTCAAAGTTATCTTTTGCATATGTTAATCCAATAAGATTACTTATATTATCTTCTATAGTTAATAATGTATTTTGTGCGGCTACTCGTTCATCTCTTGCTATAGTATCATTAAGTATTTTATTTGAATGTAAGACTCTTTGATTAGTTATCTTAGTAATAAAATCAGGAATGTACTGATCCATTCCATTATCTTTAAAACTTTTAATATGTCCTTCAATATATTGATTTGCTGCTAAATCAAAAGCATCTTGGTCATATTGATTTTCTGATTGTAACTTTGCAAACTCTTGTTTAGCCATAACACCAATAGCATTGCTATATCTTTCAGCTAAAACTTTTTCTGCATATGGTGTGCCTACTTGAGTAAAGTTAGCTTTTTCAAATACAAGTTTACCATTATCAGCTACAGCTAAAGTCTTGGCTCTTTTTACATCATCTGCAATTGCATCTTTTCTAGCCTCTTCCCAAAATATTTTTTGCATAGAGTTACCAAACTCAGCTACTGCATTGCCTAATTGCACTGCACCAGTATCAGCAGATACAACACCTACTGGTTTGTTTCTAAATGTAGTCTGTTTTGATTTAACGAACTCTACCATTATGTATACATACCTCTTCTACTTGCAGGTACATATGGTGAAGATGGCATACTACCACCTGTCATTGTACTAGCTTGAAATCCTGCACTTAATAATGTTCCAAATGCTTTATACCTATATGCTCTTGATATATTATTTGCTTTTGTTACTGCCATAACAGCTTGTTGAGAATATTTACTTTGTTCTGCAAGATTCTGATAATTAGATCTTTGTGCTAATGTTTGATTATCTTTTTTTGCTTTTTCAAGTATAGCTTTATAAGATCTATCTGATCCCATATCTCTACCACTAACACCTGCTATTGCGGCATTTGCATTTTTAAATGCTTGAAGATTTTGCATAATATCATTATGTTCTTGCAGAGCTTGTAGCCTTCTAATTTGTCCTTGTGTTTTAATATTACGAGCAGTTAAAGCACCTTCCATTCTTGCGGCTCTACCTGCATCACTATATCCTTTTGCTGTGACAAATGCTGATCCTATTGCTAATGCTAATGTTATACTCAAAATGCCACCTCTACTATCATTCCGTTAATCTGTAAATCTAAAGGAAAAGACTGTGATACTATAACTCTAGGATCACGACTATATCCTAATAACCTAAACTCTTCTTTACCAGTTACAGCAGTTCTTTCTAAAAAACCACCAGTTATTGTATCTGTTGTATTTCTTATAACTAAATCCCTTGTTGTTGATGTTGTGGTTGGTCCTTGCACACTAACAGCAAGTGTCGAGTTTAAATCTAATATTACTTTAGGTATTTGTCTAGGTTCGCCAGTCAAAGGTCCACCTTGTATAGTGGCATCTATAGGTAATGTTTTAAGTGTAGGTGTAAAAGCATATCCTATAAATGCCTGACTTAAACCACTCTTTACAGCACTAGCATCTATCTCACCACTTGCTACTGTAAACTCACCTAAGAAATCATTACCATTTGTAGCTTTGACTACTGCATTATTACTAAAATGTGATGTCAAACTACCAAAGACACTAGAGCTACCACTAAATGTATTACAAAAATCCATAGGCATATCATCTTGGAACTCTTCTAAAAATAACTTAGTAGTACCTGAGCCATCATCTCTAGCACAAACTACAAACAATCTTTCATGTACTGCACATATACTATGCCATAATCCTTGTGTATCCCATAAACTCCATCCTGCTTTTTGATCTCCTCTTACAGAATAGAATACAGCTATAGTGCCATCATTATTAATAAGAAAAGCATATGACTCACTTCTATTCAAAGCACCTTTGATAGATGTTTGTTGTACTGGATCTAATATAAGATGTGGTGCAAGACCTGATACAGCAACAGATGTATATGCTCCTTCTTGATCTGTAAACAAAAACTCTCTTAATGCACTGCCAGTTTTCTGTATAAATAATGTAGCACCATCAAATACTGTAGGTCTAACAAAGCTAGATCCAAAAGGTGTTTGCCTTCTAATCTGTGCATTAGCAGGTGTTACTGGTTTATTAGAAATACTAGGAATAAACAACTCAGCACCAGTAGTAAATATTTGTAAATCTCTATTAGATACTAAATGTCTTATCGAAAATATCTCACCAACATTAGCAGTAAGATCAAGAGCATCATTATCTTCACCATCACCTACATCAAAGTTAAAAAATAATCCTGATTTACTACCCCATATTCCATCAGGCTGTGCCAAAGTACCACCAAACCAAAGTCTATTTTGATGAAAGGTAACTGCCGCAGGATAGCCACGAAGAGGTGAATAAGACATTTCACTAAACTCAGTAGTAGCCGCACCAGTAATAATACGAGGACTGCCTCCACCTATAGCACTAGATGTAGCAGTGGCACTGCTACCTGCTAAAAATTCAAATGTGTTTTCATCAGGAACAGCAGTAATAGTTCTAGAACCATTTATATTACTATTAGCTATACCACCTACTGCACCTGCCCTTTCAAAAGTAACAGATCCTCCAGTAGCAAGACCATGTAATGCTTTTGTAACTCTAATAGTACCACTACCCTCAAATGTTTTAAGACTATCTATTTCAAGTTGCTGTGTTAAAGTACCACCTACTGTGGCAGTAACTTCTGTAGCACTTGTAAACCCAGTTATTCGACATCTTGTTTCACCTATTAATAGATCAACACCTACATGACCAG